CACGACTTCATGACTATCGCAGCTTATTAATCTAACCAGGTAAAAAACTAAAGATTCACCATGAATAAATACATAATCCCTCAACTCTCACCAGCCTGCGCAGCCATTACTGCCGGCGTTGCGATATCCTGTACCATAAAGCAGGTTGCGGGAACAACCGATAAGCTGATCCTTTTCAACTTCGATGAAATCGCATCTTATACACGCAATGGAACCAACCCACAGATCATTGAAGCAATTACAATGGTGGTTAACGTTCCTCCATTTACAGGTTTTGCATACGAAGGAAAACAGCAGTCCCTCGAGCCAAAGCAATCCCTTGTAAGAACCAGGTATTCGACAGGCTATGACCATGAGATCGTGTTTAAAATATTCGATTCGCAGCCTGCAACAAAACAGCAGGTTGAAAAAATGGCAGAATCCCGCCTGGTTGCAATCGTTGAAAACAACTTCAAGGGAACAGGTGGCAATGCGGCTTATGAAATCTATGGAATCGACACTGGACTGTTCATGACAGTTGGCGAAAGAATCGTAAGCGATCCTGAAACAGTGGGAGCATTCAATGTGACCCTGAAATCAGATCTGCATAAAGAGGGACATCTGCCTGCAACGTTCTTCCTGACTGACTACGCAACAACCAAAGCACTGGTTGAGGCTCTTTATTAACACCTGAATAGGCTCTGACCAAGCAATCATGATAAACCTAAAAGCGGCAATCTATTCAGGTTGCCGTTTTTGTTTAAAAAAATCACAATGAAAGAATTATCACCCTACGAGGAACAAATTGTAAACGACATCATCATGATGCGTACGGCAGACCTGAAGGTTGAGGCCAACCAAAAAAAGGTTATAGAAGCAAACGCAATTTTATTTGATGGTGAGATATGCGCTACCTGTCCTGGCGACATCACCAATGCGTATTACAGAATCAGGACTTATGTTATTAAACCAATTCAAATGAAAAAACAAATTTCAAACAGCTGCAATTTCCAGCTCAATGACGGTGCGATCGTAATCGATCCACAGGACGGTGAAATGTACACCAATGCTAACCTTACTGATGATGTTGCGGCTCGGGTCCTGGCAAAATACCCGGGTGCAGCAAAACGCTTTAAAAACATTCCTGATTGGGTTGCAACAGCTGCAGCTCCATCACCAGAACAAAATGATTCGCAAGCAAAACAGTCAGCAGTTGATTATGTGAAGGATGAATCCCGCACCCGCGAGGAACTTACTGCCGTTGCCCTGGAAAACGGAATGGAAGAATCCAAGATTAAAAAATTGTCAACCGAAAAACTGCGTAAGGACCTGCTTAAAAAACTTGAATAATGCAGTCAACCATTGTTGATTTCGATGCGCGCATAATTGTAAAGGATGATACCAATTTAGGTATTCTCAAGTACGATCATGATAACGCATATCCGCAGCGGATGAAATTGGCAAAGGAAGCCAGCGGTACTACATCGGACTGCGTGGATATCTATGCAAAATATATTCGCGGCAATGGTTTTGAAAATGCAACCTTCTATTCTTCCCAGGTAAACAGGAAAAAGCACACCTGGGATAAGATTTTAAAACTGACAAGTAAGGATTGTGCGCTCAACAACGGATCATTTGCACTGCATTTTAATTTCAACCTGCTTGGTGAAATTTCAGAAATCAATCATGTTCCCTTCGAAGATGTTCGGCTTTGCATCCCTGATGACATGGGATATATCAGCAAGGTGAAAATTTATTCCGACTGGGGTAAAAAACATTGCCGGACCATTGATGAAAAGAAAGTCACGGAGCATGATGTTTTTAATCCGGATAAAGCTGTCGTGCTTGCTCAAATTGAAAAGGCTGGCGGCATTGAAAAGTATAAAGGCCAGGTTCTATACTTCAATGAGCAGTCAGAAAATTATCCGCTGTCAACACTGGATCCAATTTTCGAACACTGCGAAACGGATGCGGAGCTGAAGTATTACAACAACCGGAACGTGACAACCGGTTTCATGGCGCAGTTCATCTGGGTACAGAAAGGAAAATTTGCAGACAAAAAATCAGAACAGCAGCACGCCGATAATCTGAAAAAATTCCAGGGTACTCGTAACAGTTCAAAAATCCTTCAGATCAATATTGAAAATCCGGAAGAAAAACCTGATATACTTCCCATTGAAAATAATATTGATGATGAACTGTACGCCTACACGGAGAAATCAGTGATGGCGCATATCATCCGCAGGTTTCAGATTCCTACCATCCTTCTCGGGATCCCAACGGAAGGTGCACTGGGTGATAAGAACGACCGGGAAGGAGCAAAAAACACGTATTCAGAAATCACAAAGGACGAGCGCACCATGCTGGAAGCAGTGTTCAGTTTGATTTTTGATTACTGGCATGCACCCGAACAAAACCCTGATAAAAATTTCACGATCATGCCTATTTCGGGCGTGCCGAAAAACACCAGCCCGGAATTGTACAAGGACATGACTGTGAACGAGCGTAGGGTAAACCTGCTTAACCTTCCTCCTACAGAGGAAAAAGCATCAGCAACAAAGCTGCTGGCTGAAACATTAGGCGTTGGAGGTACCCAGGCATTGAAGGAAATCTTAATTGATACCACGCTCACAGATCTACAGAAAAAGAATGCACTCATTCTGCTGTTCGGACTGACTGAAGAACAGGCATCGAGTCTTGTAACAAAAGCATAACTGAAATGGCATCATCCACAAATAGAAAACTAATTTCTCAGGAGGATTTCACACCGTACAAAAGTATTGTTGTGAACTCCGAACCTGCCGACATTATGCCATACGTTGAGGATGCGCAGCTTTTTGATCTTGTTTCCGTGCTTCCTCGTGAGCTCATTGAAGATTTACAGGATAACCCGGAAACAACTCCGAACGTGGCGCTACTTCCTTACGTGCGGCCTGTGATGTGTTATTATGCTTACGCTCGTTACATAACATTCGTAGGTATCTCTGATACTGCTTCCGGGTTTGTGCAAAAGACAAATGAATTTTCAACTCCGGCCTCAGATAAAGTAGTTACCCGGATTAAGCAGGAAGCGCTGAATATCGCTGCCGGTTATGCCAGCTTCCTGGTAAAATTCTTAAATGACAAGGCTGCTACTTACCCTCTGTGGAAAAACAGTTGTGTACCAGGCAGCCCGGTAAAATCAGGTTCAAGCATTTCAGCAATCTCATTAAGATAAAATGGCGACGCTATCACAAATAATATTTCGGGTAATTGTAAAACTGGGGTGGACCACAAAAGGTTCTGCTCTGACATGGACGGAGCTCGACACCAATCAGGAAGCGTTACTGGATGCGATACTTGCATTACAATCCGCAGCACTTGCAAATGTAGCTCCGTATAATCCGCTTACCGTTTATTCGAATACACCCATTACCTATGTGAGTTACAATGGTAATATGTACCAATATATTAACGGTACTCCATCTGCAGGTGTTACTCCGGATTCAGATCCACTAACATGGCAATTGACTTCGACAGGAGCGTTATCGCATCAGCAGGGAACTGATCAGACCGTAGGGCTCGGGACCATTTACCCGACATCGCATCAGGAGTTATGGGGTGTTGTGAATGGTCAGGTGATACCAACAACTGTTGTTGCGTTCAATGCACTTGTTGGCGGATCAGCGTTGATACCAAATAGAATTTATTATTTTGATACAGAAGGGAATTATATTGTTCGAGCCACATCAACAAGCACATGGTCGCCAAGAGGAGCAAAACTGGATTACGTTCCGGACATTACAAATTATGCTCAATATGATGAAGGCGGTTCATATTCAATTAATGATCGCGCAACATATAACAATAGGGTTTATAATAATTACACCGGAGTTAATGGCGGCATAACACCCGACCTTGATTTTTCAAACTGGATTGAGGAAACTGCCGGAACAGCGCCATATTATCTTAAAAAGATTCGTGACTGCATTGTGTGGATGGACGCAACAAATATTTCAGGCAGACACTTTGTTGATGATTATGGTAATGAATTTCCAACCACAGAAATAACATTGCATGGTTCATCAGATCAGAGTAACAATACACTGAAAGGCGAATCAACAATTACAAAAGCATGGAACTATCGTGGGCAGATGAAAAACAATGTGCTTATTAATAGTTACATTGAGATGTCAGATGAATTAAATACTGATGGCAGAGTAAATAATAACATTTTTGAAAATGCAAATTTTATTGTTGGAGATGGAACAAATGATTTTCCAAATCGCGGAACAGTAGAAAATAATGTAATAAAAAATTGTGGTGTGATTGCGCCAGAAGGATTAACAGACGCAGCAGTTCTCAGTGGATTAACAATTGACCTACCGGGACAAACAATATATCTGGAAGATGATACAGTTGCAAGCAGCGGTTATCTTACAATACACGGCGGGAACATTCCAAGGCAGGTGAACATATCCAGCGCACAAACAACAGACATTACTGCATTGGGAATTTCTGCAATGGATTTATATGGCATATATACATACTCAGGCAATCCAACACTTGATACACTTACAGGCTTCCCAAATCAATTCCCGGTGCATCCTGTAAAGATAATGCCAGTTGGAGGAGCAACACTGGATATAGACACAAAATCATTCGGAGGAGGAATCGCGCAGGATCAATTTCTGTGGGATGGCACAACTCTTTCGCTTGACGGTGACAAGGGTGATTATATAATCGCAGTTGTTGACCGTCCCGATATAATGAGTGGTGACAGAATCTGGAGAATTATTCAAGTTATGATTAACGCATAAACCATGATACGGGTAAACACAGGTGACGATATACTGGTAAGCCTTATGCTTTATGTTCCGCATGAAAAGTTCCGGATCGATAAAGAGTATTCCCCTGGTGACATCGTATGGTACAATGAAGTGTATTACGAATATCAGAATGTAGCTGCTTCTACCGGAACGCTTCCTTCGGATTCATCTGTGTGGACTGCGCTTGCAGGAAGAAAAAAATATGACACGCAGTACATCACAAAAATGATTATTCATTTTCATTACCAGGGAACACGTGAACCGATATTTAAATTTTCAATAAATGCAATGGCAGGTTACGGCACGATCAACACAGCTGCGATTGCCAGCTCTATTGTTTCCTGTGAAATACTTGCAGCAGATACCACAAAGAAAAAAGAAGGAGTGATCGTAGCCACCGTAAAGTTTGTGGAGAATTTACCTGTTGTGGGAGAGAAAACAAGAACTGAACCTGATATACCCTGCTTTGTGTTTAACAATCCATCAACTGAATTTATAACACCGTTATGAGGCGCGAAATTGATATTGATGTTGAGGTTTCGAGAACCGTGAAAGCGGAGGCAAATGTCTATGGTGTTTACATCGTGAATGATGCTGAACCATGTCCTGAACCAGAGATCAGACTTTATTCGGCACAGGTTCCTGTTACAGGAGGATTTACTTCTGATACACTGGTTGCTGGTTCTTACGGAAGTGGATCATTTTCATCTACTCAGTGGGCTGACCTTGCTATATTTTTACAGACAAATGTTACTGCTGATTGCGGTGCTACATTGGAACAGGGTGATGCAACCTTCCTGTTTTTTGTTGCATTAGCTGTTCCTCCATTTAACTGGACATGGAACGGCAACCTTATTTTCTTTAACGATCTCGGAGTTGCTTCGATTGGTTGCTATGATACCGGATTATTTGCTTTCGGCGGCGATCCTGATCCGGTTAACTGGACTTCGCTACGCATTCCAACTAATATCGGTGCTGCTGAAATTCAAGGAACGACTCCAAATTATGGTGATCCTGGATTTCAAGCAGCGTGGCAGGCATTCGCTACACCAAGCTTTGGCGCAAACGCTATTGCTGAATTTGAAATAACACCAACGCAAGTACGATTGCAGGTAAAAAATACATACTTAACAATGCAGTCTGTTGTATCAATTGGTTCTCCCGGTCTGCAAACCGACAATTTCTCACCAGCAGCATGTCCATAAAACCAACTATATGAAAAATCTAATCAAATCAATTTTACTCGGTGCTCTGATAACCATCATTGCATTAACTATGCTCAATGCTCAGAGCCGAACATTTGTAACTCCGCATCTTCTCGATGACTTCGCATCCATAACGGTTGCCGGGTATAACGGTGCCGCTACTGTTGCGCAGGCTGGCGTTGATCCTTCAGTTTACAAAGGAATGGTTATTACCAGTACTGATTTATACGACTGGGCAAATCTGCAGTATGCCATGTACCTGGAACAGCAGACCGGGAAACCGATAAATCTGTGGGGAACTTTCAAAGGCATTAACAAGATGATTGATTTGGGAAAGTATAATAAGAAACTTGTCATTCGTGGAAATTGCGCCGAAGTTCAGGCTACAGGAGCGGGAACATTTTCTGTGTTTGGAAGGCCACAACCAACAAATGTGAGTGATGCCAATGTTATGATCGCATCAAAATTTGACATTGAAAATCTGACAATAAAATGTTCATCTCTTAATCAGGTTGGCTTTGAACCAGGACCTACATACGGAAGCAGATACGAAGCTGTTGATGTATCAGGTGCAGGAACCGGAATACTTCTTCGATTTAATTTGATGGCAACAGTTAATCGTTGCATGTGGAACGATTGCAAGCGAGGTATCATACTGGACATTCTACCCGGCACGTCGTCAACGTCAACGCAGAATAACGGCACGACAGTTTCTAATTGTCGCGGTTATCTATCGGCGAATTTTGTTTGTGATGTTGGATATGGAAACTACGGTTCAGGTGGCGTCACGAATGAATCATGTATTGTAGAAGGGTATAAATGTAAAGTTGGGTGGCTCGTTGACGGAATGGGAAACACTACCACAAAAAGAAATTACATCAACAATCCGCACTGGGAAACGGTGCAGGGAACGCTACCCGCTGGACAGGGTGAAGCAATGATAAAAGTTTGGATGCCTGATGGTGTAATAACAATTTCAAATTGCAAGAATGATTATGCTTCAGTTTTACTTGACGTGAAAAGTCAGGGCGGCTGGCCTCTGATTGAACTTAGCAATGTTTCCTGGTGGAAGGCTCCGGCAGATGGTAAGTGGATCAACTACGATCCGGCGAGTACCGGAGGAGCTTCTTTTAAACTGATTAACGTGAGGAAGACTCAAGCTCAGATCATGTCCGGGTTCGCGGGTAAAGCGGTTACTCAAAAATGTGACCTCGATAACGGAGCTCACAAAGTTTGCATTCAATAAGTGCATTAACATTTAACCTCCCCCGGTTCAATGATTATGACGAAAGAAAAGTTTGTTCTCACCTGGCGAATTGTCGCACTCTCACTTTTGTCGGTGCTGACAGTTGCTTCATCAATTGGCGCATTCTTTTTTGTCAAAGTTTATGACATGGTAGATTACTCCTTCAGGCAAAGTATCCAGGCAGAAATTGAGGGCGAAGAAATAAAGCGCATCAACGAGCGCCAGGATATTATTATGGTTACTCAGAGTCAAACCATCAAGGAACAGGGTAAGGATATCAATAACTGTGAGAAAAAAATTGTCAGGCTTGAAACCATTTTGAATAAAGAATTTGAATACGAATATGAACAGGACAAAAACTGAAAGCCATGCAGAAATACCATTTGCGTTTCGCCGATGAACATTGGGTGCTCTTCAAGTCTGGTGAGGAACCCGGGAAGTTGAAGTGGATGAATAAATCTGAAGCGATCTCCGATTGCCGAAGATTATTAAAAGGGCTTGCGACGGAAAAGGAACCTATCAGCTTCGAAGTCCATAATAAAAAGGGACGGATTCAAACTGAATATACATATCCGCGAAGCGCGGACCCGAGAAAGAGTAAAGGATGAAGGAAGAATTGTTCGTTTACCGGGACGCAAATACAAAGCTGGATTGTCCGGGGCTATTCGTGTATAAAAATGAAATCATCTGTCATTCCCTCGAGGACATCGATCGGGATCTGTGCATGAGTATGACGGTGAAAGAAATCATGAGTAAGAAGATTTACGGGCAGACAGCGATTCCTTACGGCAGGTACAAAATGAAGTGGTATGATTCACCAAAACACGGAAGAGTACCGCTCCTATTAGGTGTGAAGGGATTCAGTTTCGTCGAGATCCACATTGCAAACTGGGCTACACAATTACAGGGGTGCATTGCTCCGGGACTTCGCAAGGGAGATAATTCAGTTCAGGATTCTGCAAAGGCATTCAAACTTGTGAAAGAACTTATTCGTGATGAAAAAATAGAATACATCAACATTCTAAAAATGGCAGCATGAAAAACTGGTACGAATCAAAAGCAATATGGGCAGCGGCAGGACTGCTTGGTCTTGCTGTATTCCGCTATTATGATACTCATGATTGGGATTCGGCAATGGTGCTTGTAATGAATGCGCTTGCTGTGCTTGGAATCAGAACCGGAACGCAGCGCATAAAATGAAAAAGCATCTACCTGATATCCTTATTCTGATTATGGCCGGAGCCGGAATAATTCTAATGATTTTAATTAAACACCTATGAAACTACTCAAAGACTTAACCTCCGAACTCGACTCTATTGAAATTGAACATCTGGAAAGTGTTGAGATTTCCGAAAACACAGACCCGAAAGAAATCCTTTCCATCATCGGTTTATTCGCACCCATTTTCATTGCAATTCTGGAAGTCTGGAAAAAGATACCTGGTCGGAGACAGGAGGTTAGAAACATGAGACTGGACAAATCTATTGCCGCACTACGTATGGCATCCATCTTCAGTACCATCAAATTCAAACAATAATTCACTTATAAGTTAACAATCAAAAACCAAAAACAATGTCTGAAAAATTAGGAACAGAAAACCTCGAAAGGGGTGTATTACTTGCGGTTGATTTCGCAAACAAAATTGATGAAGCAACTGATGACGGCTTCCAGCCAGTAGATCTTCTTGCTATTGCAGGACCCGCTATGCAGGTGCAGGGAGTTTTAAAAACAGGTCCAGAAATGAAAGCTGAATTAGATGATTTCAGCATGGAAGAGCGTACAGGCATGAAGACAAAAATAAAAGATCAACTACAGGTTGGTGATGCAAAAGAGGAGCTTGTGGATGATGTAGTTTCTGATGCCGCCGACTGGTTGGCTGCAAGCTACAAACTTCAGAAAAGCATTCGTGCGCTCCGCTCTGTAGCAAGTTAACCGGAGACGGTCTGCAAAATAAAGCCTCCTGTCATTCCCGGGAGGCTTTATTATTTGTAAATTATACTTTACATTTGGGGTATGAGTTGCAACGCATTAATGTTTGATCCACCCCAATACAGGGATTATCAAAAACATCACCTACGAAAAGAAAATTTACAAGAGGCGTTTTACCAATGGCTGAATATCAACTGGGAGCTTTTGGATAAAAAGCAACAAAAGGATTTGCACTGGTTTTACTGGTGGTCAGAAATTGTTAGGATGGATGCTGAACCTTTTTTTTCAGAACACCCATGGGGTCGCGAAATAATCAATCCCACAATTTCAACCAGAACCGAATTTGTATTTAATGTTTTCGGAAACATCTATAGAATGACTGTTGAACTTAAAAATAAATAACATGTGCGACGGCAAAGAAATTCCCCAGATAAAACGAATAGGAATTGCATCTTCTGATGATCCTGAAAATATTGTTTGGAAAGATGTGGATGATAAATATTTCAGTGAGGGGGAAACAGCACCCGAACGATATCCCGAATCATACGAACACAGGATCACATTTATAGATAAAGCACCTCATTTAAAAAATAAAACCTGAAAAGGTGGAGTCTGCCCTTACTCGCCCGGCGTAACTGCCGGGTTTTTTGTTAAACCGGGGAGCCGCCAATGCTCCCCGGCCATAATTTTAACTGAATATCCACAGGATCACATCAACCAAACAAATAGCAATGCGAATCCACGTATTCACAGATATCTTCTTCAAGAAGTTTTTCATAGAATGAGGTTTTATCGGTTAGGATTAAACCCTCATTTGATTTGGCAAGAGGACAGGCCAACGCTAAAAAATTTAGGCCTTAAGGATGGTCCCACCCACGCAACTGAAAAAGCTCCAATAATGGAGATATTAAAATCAAAAGTAAAAAATCAAATGAATATTGTCAACCCCCTTTACGGTGAGACCAAATAACTTGCTTAAGCATAACGTTCGATTTGATTTTTTCCCTGCAATTCTGCTTTTTTTGTTTGTAAACCTGTTGATAAAAATCACCCCCCTGGGGGTAGAATGGGGGTTGACTTTTTACTTCATGTTCTTACTGAACTGCTCATTCTTTTCAAGTCCCAACGACTTCAGATAAATCTGCGTCATATCAAGGGAGTGGTGCCGCAGCTGCCGCATGATCGAATGAAGATCAATTTTTTCCTTGTATGCGGCCACAACACCAGTATGCTTCCAGGAATACAGCGTGAGATTCTTGTTGCCGAACTTCATGGATTCGAGTAAATCGCTGTGCATGGCGCTGACACGGTTCCTTCCCAGGCTCTCCGGTCCCGGTTTAAGTCCGCGCCCGAATAAAAACCATTCCCCTGGCATTTTATCGTATTCCATCAGCTTCAGTTCCTCCATAAATGCATCCGGGATCTCAACGGCCTGCTGTCGTTTATTCTTACTCTGGTGGCCCTGTATGATGATAGCTCCAAGGTCCATGCGGATATCACTCACCCGAAGTCGGAGCAGCTCTAATGGCCTTATATACGTGAAATAAATGAACCTGGTAAAAAGCCTCAGCTCTGGGGTCATAGCTGCCCACAATTTAGCTCGTTGCTCATCAGTAAACGCAATGTTTTTTCCTACTTCCTGCCGGTATTTCTGCGTCCCTCGGAACGGGTTCACATAATCCTCATGGTTCTCGGCGTAATAATTGAAAATAGCAGTTAAAAAGCCCCTGATTCCGTTGATGGATTTTCCTTTCTGACCGGCACGCAGCAAACTTTCGAGGAACGACCGTGCCATAACCTTATTGATCTGGTCCATTTTGGTTTCCTTATCAGGGAGCCATTTCTCAAATGCGTTAATTGCGTAGTGGTAACTCTGCCAGGACCGGTGACGGAGCTGATTTTTTCTTAAGTCCACAATTTCCCGAAGGACTTGCAAAGCTGGAGGGTCCAGGATTACATAACCTACACGAAGAGCATTGTTAATTTCCCGTAGCATTTGCCTTGCAAACTGCCGACGTTCGGGAATAAGTTTTATCTTATTTATCCCGCATCTTTTCTTGAAAAGTCTGCCATTTTTATCACGCCAGTAGATGAACCAATCCTTGGGATTGGCTGTCGAAAGTTTCGCTTCCATCTGTTCCGAAATCTGTTCCGGGTTTTTTACAACTGACTGAAAATCAAATGCAATTTTGACTAAGTGCCCAGGACGAGATTAACTTTTCGAAGATATCGCTTCATATCTGCCTGAGCGTCAAATCCAATTTATTTCAATTTGGTCAGTTTTATAGTGAATTTTTGGACCTGTTCCGGGTGATTGTTCCGGGTGATTATTGTCCTATCCTGGATATAATATCCATAGTTCGCTTTTCGCAAAAATCATCAACGAGTTTCTTAAATTCAGCTTCTTGTTCTGCAACCTTTTCTGATAATTCCTGACCTGTTGATCCTTTAATCTCCTCCTGCATTGTAAGTAGCCTTCTAATGATTAATTGATTTTGCCCTTCCTGCTTTGCCAGTAGCATAATAACCAAATACATGAATTGTTGAATACTAATTTGTAAAGGTTTTTCACTTAGCAACTTTTCAAGATCATCAACATTTACGTCTTTCATTCGAATTACATATCAGCATAAATAGTATATGGATTTAGACCGGGTAATGTACCAGGCGCTAGTATAAGTTCACTTACTTCTGTTGCCATATTATAAATAACGTATGGGTGCTCATTGCTTGTTTGAACATAATACTCTTGAAGAACCTTGCCTCCCATTTTGTTATTGCCACGCATTTCAAAAACGTATAAATATGAAGCAACCTCATTGAGTTTATTCCCCAGGCTATCGCCGATCGTTTTACATTTTTCTAATAAGACCTTTTCTTTTTCAATTTTAAGTTGCAATTTTTCTAAATCTTCTTTGGAATATGAGCCTGGATAGCTTCTGTTAAACGATGAGTTCGACTTGTGCATTCTTTGATCTTCTTCAATTGACTGGGCGCAGTCCTTTAAAATATATTCCAGGTTTTTTCTATATGTAATCGAATCCAGGCATAAAAGCGAAACGAATTCATAGCTTTTGGGATCGTGCATTTCTTTTTGAAGTTTTCTTTCGATTGACTTCCTAACCATTCCATCTCTGTCAAGTATTTCTTCGGCTTTATTTTCCGATTTCCCTGTATTTTCTGCTGTTGGTTTACTATCTGTTGCACAACCCAATATCAGCACCAATGGAATTAATAAATGAATTTTCATGGCGGTTAGTTTTTTACTTGGTTTTTTAAAATTGCAATCGTCTCATCCTTCGATTCAATAATCCTTTCCAGAACTTTTATTGTTTCATCCCTGGCTTTAATAATTTCTTCAAGATGCTTTATATTATTATTAACTTCTTTAGAATCAGAAGGTGGGGTAATGGCCTTTGAGACTATGTCTCTACTAAAGAAGTTTAAATCTACCCCAAAAAACTGGGAAATTCGTATCATAATATCTTTATTAAAAGTTTCGTTGGCAAGCATTTGCGAAAAAGCCGATTCAGATTTATTGAGGTGTTTAGCCAGGTCCTTTTGTTTCAGGCCCCTCTTTTTTAATTCCGCTTGTATGATTTGAGAAAATTTATCCACTGATTTTAAGGTAGTTAAGTTAATTTTTAACCTGTTGTTTAAAACTTCTTTAGATTTTACTTGCATTCTTTATGAATATGTAATTATCTTTACCACGTCTTTACGATTTCATAACAAAGTAAAGCCGCTTTTAAGCAAAAGAAAACGAAGATACAATGTTTATACCTAAAAATCAACTAAAAAAGTGGGCCGGTCTGCGGGAGCAGGGCGACCTAACTCATATGTCTGAGGAATCCGAAGCCATTTCCGGCAAGCGGATAACCCGACAAACATTAGCACTGGCGCTGGAAAGAGGAAAATGCAATGAGAACACATATAAGGTTCTACTCACCTTTTATTCCAGAAAAGAAGAAGCTATCCACCAATGACCCGTCAGGAAGCCATATCGCGACTTGAAGACCTCAAGGTTGAGAATGAAAAGCAGCGCCGGGAACTGGAGCTGATTAAAAGCTTGCTGACCCCACCGAAAAAGAAGGCGGTCGTGAAGAAAGATTTTACCACGCACATTAAGCGGTCACTTTCCAAAACTCCGAACATCTACAAATGAAAACCATCAAACAAATCAATGAATTCTCCGAACACGCACTGGCAAACATCTGCTGTTCCGGAAATAAAGCATGGTCCGCAGCAGCGATGAAAGAATGGGGCCGGCGCAAAAAGCAAAAGAAAACTGCAAAATAACTACCACAAAATACTACCACAGTTAAACTTCAGAAACATGACCGCACAAGTTACTTACGATGAAATCAATCCAGGAACACAGGAAGCAATCGCATCCAATCACCTGGCGCTTTTCGGAAACTCACTCAGAATGTTGGAAAACGACATTAACAGCACCATCATAGAAACGGAGATCGAAAACCTGGAAAAGATTTTCCGCATGATACAACATAATGAATCTAAAATACGCCGGCTCAATGCTGATTTGAAATCATACAAAGTGTTTCCGGCGATTTCCAAGCTGGTTAATGAAACGACAAACAGGATTCGCTTTCAGCATCGGGTGCGTCAGCGGTTGTTTGGAATGTGGAGAAGGAAGGTTGAGAGTATGATCACTCTCATATAATGAAAAAGAGGGCAGCACCTACCACGGAAACTGCCCTCAGTTAAACTTTCAGAATCGCAAATATATAAAACTTCAATAACATGGCAAATGAACCTTTAACACACTGGAAAAAATTAACCAACCCGAATTATATCGGGGCGTACACACTCGATCCAGGGCAGGATATGATCTTGACGATTCGTAACTGCATAAGAGAAACAGTAACCGGTGAGGCCGGAAAAAAAGAGGAGTGCACAATACTGTACTTCATGGAAGCCGGAATAAAGCCAATGATCCTGAATAAAACCAATGCGAAGACCATTGCAAAGATTCACGGCACTCCTTACATACAGCAGTGGGCAGGTAAGCAGATTCAGATTTATTCAAAACAGGTTGATGCTTTCGGAACCACAACCGATGCGCTGCGGGTTCGTGATTTCGTGCCGCAATCAAAGCAGCTTGATATTACGGATGCTCTTTTCAAACTGGAATCATGCGAAACTGTGGACGAGCTGAAAGATGTGTTCCTGAAACTTTCTAAAGCGGAGCAATCCCATAAAGATGTCAAAGCCCGTACCGAAGAACTCAAAGAAGCATTAACCGCTAAAGCTACTCAGCTATGATCGTACACGAATTTGAACAAGGATCACCCGAATGGTATAACATAAGGATCGGGAAAGTTACCGGAACAACACTGAAAGATGTTATGAAGCCGGATAATCTGCCGCTGGTTGACTCCCTGATTGGACAGCTTCTCTCCGGTATGGGTGAGCTTGATGATTACATGTCCGACGATATGCAGCGCGGAATCGAGTTGCAGCCTATTGCAATTGATTTTTATCAGCAGGAGACTGGCCTTGTAGTTTCTCCTGCTGGCTTTCTGCAATCAACCAGGTTTGAGAGGTTCGGAATGAGTCCGGACGGATTGGTTGGTAAGGTCGGCGGTATCGAAGTGAAATGCCCAAAAACAAAAACGCATGTAAAATATTTGCGGATGAACCAGCTTCCGAATGATTACCGCTGGCAGGTGATCAGCGCGTTTATGATTAACCCGGAATTGGAGTGGTGGGATTTTATCTCCTTCGATCCAAGAGTGTCACAGCGGCCTTTGTTCATTCACAGAACAAAGCGCGAAGATGTGACTGATGATATTAAATCCGGATTGGATGCACTTGAAAAGTTCTTTGAAAAACTGGACAAATATCATAAACAGATTCTGTTCCCGGAAAAAGTTGCAGCATAATTATTCACCCTTAAAATAAAAACCAATGTCAGACGACAAAACTTACCCAAATGAAAAAATCACCGTGAAAGGTGCAACCCTTTCCGATGATGGCTCCCTGTCTATTACATACGACAAATGGACCGAGAAATCCGAAACCGAAAGGTACCTGTCAACAATCGATGATGATTGCGATGCCCTGGTGCACGATGACCTTCGAAAAACTTTTAAAAAGTTGGTAAACCACATGTGCAACCTCTGCGACCTGAAAGAAATGAAGCACGTAAATGTTCAGGAGGAACCTTCCGAGAAGCTGGATAACATTTCCGTTTCCGGTTTCAAGTTCACCAACAAAGGAGGTGTGATCCTGACCGGCCTAAAGCGGTTCGGAAACAAGATCCTGAAGCTTTCCTCTCCGGAAACATTCACCGATGAAGGCCGGGAAACTTACCCGCATGTTGAGCAGTTCGCAACGGATATCGCTGATGCAATGTTCGAAGTGGAAGCTTACATCGGAGGTAAGTGTGCTGCCGTGCAAATGGATATTGGCTTCGGTGAAGATGAATCAGAGCAACCAGTTGCTGAAGAGCTTTCAAAAAAAACTCGTAGGGCTGCAAAGAAGTTGAAAGAAACCCTCGATGAGGCCGGAGTTACCATGTCGGTTAGTAAGGCTTCGTAAAAAATTAACGCAAGGCAGGATAGCCAAATGCTCGATCGTGAGAAGACCCCGGAACCAATAAGAAGCCGGGGTTATTTTAAACCTTCAACCAAAAACTACCACAATGGCAAAAACTTTAATCTTCAAAGATCGTGATGAATTCCTGAAACGGGAGGACAAAACTATCAATGGCGTCTCTCAGGAGTTCGCCGACAACAACCCGAAGTTTGAAGCGGACAACGCTTCAAATGAGGGTTGTTGGAACTGCCGCGATTGCAGCTCTTGCCGCTATTGCAGCGATTGCAGCTCTTGCCGCTATTGCAGCGATTGCCGCTATTGCAGCGATTGCAGCGATTGCAGCTCTTGCCGCTATTGCAGCGATTGCAGCTCTTGCCGCTATTGCAGCGATTGCCGCTATTGCAGCTCTTGCCGCTATTGCAGCTCTTGCCGCTATTGCAGCGATTGCAGCGATTGCAGCGATTGCAGCGATTGCAGCGATTGCAGCTCTTGCAGCGATTGCAGCTCTTGCCGCTATTGCAGCTCTTGCGAAAAAATCGAGAATGAAAAGCGACAGGAAAAAATGAAAGGCGAAAAATCACCTTTCATTATTCCTGTCATTCCCAATATCCACCAACAAGTCCTGGCGGCTGTATCTAATCCTGGTGCATTAGATATGAGCAGCTGGCACACCTGTGACACAACACACTGTCGTGCCGGATGGGTTATTCATCTTGCTGGTGAAGCAGGTTATGAATTGGAAAAGAAAACCGATCCGATTTTCGCAGCAATGCAGATTTACAAAAAATCCTCAGCCATTCACGTCGGACCGAATAAATTTTTCGAGAATAACGAAGGTGCCCTGCAGGATATGGAGCGATGTGCAAAAGCAGAAGCTGAACTAGTGGAAAATAAATAACCATGAATCTGCAAATCCAATTCCCGCCACATAAGAAAGAGCGCACAGCTGAAGGTACTCAGCATGTTCAGCAGAACGCTGTGAAGTTCGGAGGCAACAGCAAAAAGCTCATGCAGCACTGGCAGAAACAGAACATTCCACTTTCGGATGATAACGCGCGTGCATGGTTATCAGTTCGGAATCTGGCTCAACGTGTCGCGGATCTCCGGGACAATGGTGTGATCATCATGGCAGACTGGAATGAAATGAAAACTCACAAAACTTACAAACTCGGGTGCCAGTGTGCAGCTCCAGGAAGAGATACTACAGGATGCTGGTTGCATGATCCAAATAAGAAACTTTAATAATATAAACTATGACTACCACAGAGCAAAAAACCGTAAATGAATTACTCCAAGTCGCAAGGGATTTGAGGGAGGCGAACAATAATTTTCGACTGGAAGTTGAAGCCAAGCTAAAAAGTGTAGAGGGCAAAATTGAACAGAAGCACTATCCTATGATTTTGGAAAACGAAATTCAGCTGGCTGTTCAATCTTCAATAAAAACAGCAATTGAAAGTGCATTAACTGGATATAATTCTCCGCTACAAAAGTATGCTGTTAATGTTGTGCAAAAATACCAATCGAGCATAGAAGCCATTTTCGACGGAGTGGTATCGGAAGCAATAGCAACGGATGAATTTAAGCAGCGGGTAAGAGATGTTTTGATCAGCAAAATTGCAAAATCAATGGTATCCGGTGTTGATGGAAGTGTTGATAAAACTATCAACCTGATGAAACAGGATGCGGTTTTCAGAAGCCGCCTGACTCTTGCAGTGAATGGATTGGTTGACGAATTTCTTCAGAAAAAATAAACCAGCGAAAAAGGAAACCTGACAAATGAATCTTAAAAATTACACATCCGAAGTCCCTGCAAGCAAAAGCATGGGATTAATAACCGAAATGCTTGTTGAGATAGGAGCATCAAATATCAATATGCAGTACAAGGATAAAGTCTGTGTCGGAATTACTTTCCTGATTTTCGATTCTAAAGTAAACCAGACAATCCCTTTTCACTTGAAAGTCCGCTCAGAGGAATGCTTTAACATCCTCTGGAAACAAATTAAAAAACCTATTGAAGGCACCCGGGAACGGCTCATTGAACAAGCTAACAGAACTTCATGGAAAATCCTTTCTGACTGGGTGCAAATACAGTGTTCAATGATCATGCTCGGACAAGCAGAACCACTTCAAATGTTCCTGCCATTCGTGTATGATGTAAAAAATGACGAGACTTTCTATGACAAGGTTGTGAATGGAAAAGCTCAATTGATGTTAACGACCGGATAAACTAAAAGCAATTAGGAAACCTGACAAATGACCTACACGCTCGCCTCCACACTACCAGCCTCCATCACTCACATTCGAAAAGATTCGATTCGGGAAAGCCTTTCCGATTTCCGGAATATGGAACACCGACTGGAATATGTCATGACTGTGAATGATGTTGAGGTAATCAACGATTCTAAAGCTACGAACGTTGGTTCTACTTGGTACGCACTGGAGTGCATGGATCGACCTGTGATATGGATCGCTGGCGGCATCGACAAAGGAAATGACTACCGGCAGATTCAACCGCTGGTGAAAGAAAAAGTGAAAGCGATCATACTTCTCGGTCCCGGAAACGAGCACATGGTTCAAGCATTTAATCATCTTATCCCGTGGATCAATACTTCCAAGAGTATGGAAGAAGCAGTTACTAAGGCGCTGTTACATGCAAAGGATGGTGATGTGATTCTGCTCTCACCTGCATGCGCCTCCTTCAACCTCTTCCAGAATTATGAAGACCGCGGACGTCAATTTAAAACCTGGATAAACCTACTGTCATGACCGGAATATTAATCGCAATCGGAGTTCTGTTTCTCTGTGCAGTTGCAATCGCATGGGACATGTACTATGAGAATATTACGGATGAAGAACTGTGCGAGCACCATGGAATTTATCACCGCCGCGATCAGGTGTGTGAAATGTGTTACCAGGAAGAAATGTCAGAAATAGAAAATATGTCATGAGCGATAAAATAAAAACCAAGCTGCAGTTAATGTCAATCGAATTGGTGAATCAAAAATACAGTAGCCACTATCTTTTAACATTTGAAGGTCAGTGGCCTTCGGAACTGGTGAAATTAAAGTTTGAGAATATCTCCGGATACAGACCGGGGAACTGGTATGAATTGGAAATTCATATAACTGAAACCAATATTCCAGCGTAAGGAAAATGAACCAAATAATAAAAGGGAGAAACGAATTTGAAATCCGGTTTCAGTACCGGCAGTTCATTGTGAACGCCGTTAAGGAACTTCCCGGAAGGCGTTACCGTTCCGATTCAAAATGCTGGACCGTTCCGCTTTCGTTTGCTGACAAGGTGGAAGCATTCGCGAAAAAATACCGGTTTGAGTTTTCGGATTCTTCTAACCCACATCAGGAAATAAATTTACCTGCTTTGCCTCCACTTCCTGAGCTTACACAAACGATCTACCTCAAAGGTGATATGTTCCCTTTCCAGAAACGTGGTGTTGCATACGGCCTTCAGAAGAAGCGTCTCATCATCGGCGATGAGCCCGGACTTGGAAAAACATTACAATCCATTTCCATCATTACCGGTGCCGATGCTTTTCCCTGTCTGGTGATCTGTCCCTCCTCCTTGAAAATAAACTGGCAACGTGAATGGAGCATGTGGACTCACAAGCGCGCCGTGATCCTGGATGAGAAGATTGCAAAGAACTGGGTGTATTATAATTCTGTAGGATACCGAATGGATGTTGCGATTGTAAATTATGAATCACTCAAAAAATATTTCGTGAGTGAAATGCCGGAAAAAGGAAAGAACGGATTAAAACTCAAAGACATCAAGTTTTCAAATTTCAAGGATGTATTCAAGAGTATCATCATTGATGAATCCCACCGGGTGAAATCATTCGCAGCACTTCAAACAAAACTCACCAGGGGAATTGCTGATGGAAAAGAATACCGGCTGGCACTTACTGGAACTCCGGTCCTGAATAAACCTTCCGATCTGTGTGCGCAGCTTGGGATCATCGGTCAGCTTAATGCCATCACTGGTGATCATAAACCTTATCCCACTTTCATTAACCGGTATTGTCAGGGAGGAAACGGAGCTGCCAATTTAAAGGAGCTGAACTATAAACTGAATATGAATTGCTTTTACCGCAGGGCAAAAGAAGAAGTGCTCACGGAGCTGCCGGCGAAAATGCGCCAGGTAATCCTTTCCGATATCTCCACAAGAAGAGAATACAATGATGCAATCCGAGATCTGGAACAATACTTAAAAGAGTATAGAAATGCATCGGATGAACAAATTGCAAAATCCATGCGTGGGGAAATCATGGTCCGGATCGGAGTCTGCAAAAACATTTCAGCTCGCGGAAAATTGCGCGAGGTTCGGGAATTCATAGATGACACGATTGAGGCTAATCAGAAGCTGATTGTTTTTGCACATTTGAAAGCAGTCTTTGATGACCTGATGAAACTATATCCGGAAGCAGTTACCATCCGCGGTCAGGACTCCATGGATGACAGGCAACGCGCGATAGATAAATTCCAGAATGATCCGGAACAGAAACTGATATTCTGCTCCATCAAAGCTGCAGGAGTTGGATTGACATTAACAGCCAGCTCCCGTGTTGCATTCATTGAGCTCCCATGGACCGCTGCAGACTGTGACCAGTGCGAGGATCGCGCTCACCGTATCGGGCAGCAGGATTCTGTGATGTGTACCTATTTCCTTGGTAAGGATACCATTGATGAAAAGATATATCAAATCATTCAGGACAAGCGCGACATACATAACCAGGTTGTAGGAAACACTGTGGAGATTGAAACCAGTATCGTGGACAATCTGCTGAATTTATTTAACCAACCAAAAATGGAGGAAGTGCAATGAAACAACGACCGATACTATTCAGCACTCCGATGGTGCAAGCAATTCTGGATGGAAGGAAAACTATGACCAGGAGGATAATGAAACCACAACCGTGGGTTTTTAGTCAACCTGACAATGGAATTGAGGATCCAGCACACGAAGAATGGAATTGGCCAATACCCAAAAGTGAATTCAAGGGAGAAGCTATTGGAATGATATCACATCCATCAGCATTTTATAAATACTGTCCCTACGGCCAGCCCGGTGATGTGTTGTGGGTGAGGGAAGGTTTCGCGCCGTTCGTCGGCATGATTCGTCAACCGCGCGATTATAAATATAAAGCCGATAATAACGCATTACACAAGGATGTAAAATGGAAGCCCTCCATACACATGCCGAAATCAGCATGCAGATTGTTTCTGGAAGTTGCTTCGGTGAAAGTGGAAAGGTTGCAGGATATAACGGAATCTGATGCAATTGCCGAAGGTATTGAATCTGATCCATTGGGACCAGTTGAAATACACGACCACGAAGAACTATTTTATAAAAATTATCAATTCCCAGAATCTAAATTCCGGTATGTCGATGCAAAAAAATCATTTGCATCATTATGGATGTCTATTCATGGCTCCGAATCATGGAATCAGAATCCGTGGGTGTGGGTAATTGAATTTAAACGAAATGAATGGCCGCAGCTATGACAACGATTGCTGAGGCCTACACCAAGTTGACTGATAAAATTAAGGAGGTAAAAGATCTTCAGCGACAAATGTTTGAGTTCAATGAAAAAGTAAAAGCCGCAGGAGTTGAGCCAATACCCTGGATTGAATTACACAGATTGGAAGACAGGATCCGATCACGGGTGTGGGCGCTTGAACAAGGCATTGAAAAATTAGTGGCACTGGCCTATAAGCAAGATGCAGAAAACGGAACTGATAAACCATCATACTAAAACTTCAACCACTATGAAAGACGATCTCTCCAACATCACATTTCAATTGCCGCTAACGGTAAAGAATAAACTGCTTATCATGGCCGGTCCGGATCCTCGGAGCCTGGCTTCCTTCATGCGAAAAATCTGCGAGCGTGTTACCAAAGACGTTACTCTTCCAGGTCCCGATGAACACACTCCCCACAAGCCTTATGAGATCCCGGATGAGGTTTATGTTGCCATCGGCAACGCTGCATCCTCCGAGCTTACAGAAAAGAATGATGTCGCTCCGGTCAATATTCAGGGATCGCCTATCGGATGGGGAGAGTCTGAATTCGCAGGAGTGAATAAGGAAAGGAAGAAGATCACCAGGAACCGCCCTGCAGGACTCACCTACAAAAAACAGGAGCCGGAAGTTTACATCACCCTCAAATCAAAGCCGGAGCCATCCGAAGTGAAGGACCGCGACTATTCCACAGTGATCGATCCGGAAGCGTTACAACCTACACAGAAAACAAAGTGGATGAATAATTTTAAATAACCAATCTAAAAACGAAACCTGACACATGGGGAGAGAAAAAAGTTACAGCGAAAAGCTGAAGGATCCGCGATGGCAAAAGAAACGGCTGGAGATTTTTAACCGTGATAACTGGAAGTGCACCAGCTGCCGTGCTGAAAACAAAACCCTTCATATTCACCATAAAGCTTATCAGTCCGGTCTTGAACCGTGGGAGTATCGCAATGACCAGCTGGCAACATTATGCGACAGCTGCCACAAAAGAGAGCATGAGCAAATCATTGACCCGGTTCGAAAATATGAGCACCTGATTGATTACAGCGAGCCTCCTGAGGTTATCAACTCCCTGAATATCCAGATCGGTCAGCTGCAAAATAAGCTTAAGGAGGATATCTCCGATGAGCTTACAACTGAAATTTTAGGAAACATCATTTTTATCAGAAACAAAATCAAAGAACTTATAACGGCGGGGAAATAAAACATGTCAGGATGGATCAAACTACACCGAAGTATAATTAATAAGTCATGGTTCTCAAAGCCAGACTACACGCTGCTTTGGATATATATGCTCCTTGAAGCCTCGCACGCAGAGCGGAAAGTTATGTGGAATGGCCGCGAGATGCTACTAAAACCGGGGCAGTTCATAACAGGACGCCGTAAAATGGCCGTCGATTCACAGCTTCACGAATCTAAGATAGAACGCATCTTAAAATGTTTTGAAATCGAACAACAAATCGAACAACAAAAAAGCAACACAAGTAGGTTAATATCAATACTTAATTATAAAAAGTATCAGGACCTCGAACAGCATTTCGAACAACAAATGAACAACAAACGAACAACCAGTGAACAACGGGTGAACACTAAACAAGAATTAAAAGAATTAAAGAATAATACAAGGGGTAGGCAACCCGCAAAGCGGGTATGCCGGTTTGTTGAATTTATCAACGTGACCTTTTCCCGAAACTTCAAGCCGATATCAAAAGTTGTTTCAGCTTTCGAAGCCAGGCTCAAACAGTACGATGATAAAACTCTGTTCGATGTGGTTAACAACATCAAGGCTTCAACCTACCATGCGGAAACAAATTTCAAATACGCTACCCCAGAATTCATTCTACGAGAAACAACTATCGAAAAATACAAAGACGGTCCCATCATCAACATCGCAAAATTTTCTTCCCATGAGTCAGAACCAAAAAAAGGACAGAAGTATGATCCGGAATCAGACTACCTCGCTGAGTTTAGGTAAGCTGCCACCACAGTCCGTCGACATCGAGAAGTCGCTGATCGGAAGTATTATCAACTTCGGTCAGTGGGCTGATTTAGTCCCGTGGTTGAAGCCGGAGCATTTTTACCGCGATGCACATCAGTTGATCTGGAAAGCAATCAGTCAGGTGGAGCACACCTCTCTGGTTTCTGTAACAAACTACCTGAAGAACTCTGGCGATCTGGAAAGCGCAGGAGGTCCTTACTACCTGACTAAACTCACAGAGAACCACATCAACCCCGCCAATGCGGAGTATTACGGACGCATCATCCAGCAGATGTGGATCAAGCGCGAAGTGATTCGAATAAGCAACAAAGCTTCCATGGATGCCTACGATGATTCCATCGACTGCATACAGCTGTTTGATGATTTCCGTAACAGCGTTGAACAGGTCGAGGAAATCTTTGCACCAGGAAAAATTGGTAGTAGAATTATTTCCGGACGAGATAACGAAATGCCAGACCTGATGATCGCAATGCAGGGTGTGAAATTTACTGGTGCAACAACCGGTTATGAAAAAATGGATACGCACTTCCGTTTCAAACCGCAGAACTTTGTGATCATCAACGGACATGACAACGTGGGTAAAACTTTCGCCATCATCCACCTTGCCGTTTGCGTGAATAAACTCCACGGATGGAAATGGATTCTTGCCTGCATGGAAAACACCGAGAGCAGGGTTCGCCAGGATATCATTCAGTCAAAAACCGGTAAGCATTTAAGCCAACTAACACAGCAGGAATTCTTATCCTGGTACGAATGGTCACTGGAAAACTTTACCATCCTGAGAATATCTGATCAGATAACCGCTGATGAACTTCTCCGGTCCGCACAGAAAGTGAACCGGTCGTTTCATGCACAAGGTTTCTTCATAGATCCATACAACGCACTGGCGCTTCCCAGAACCAAGGATAAATTCTTCAATAGTCACGAATATCACTACGAGGTTACCGGACGCATGCGCAACTGGATCCGGCAAAACGACTGTTCTATTTTCCTGTCCACGCACGCCGTTACCGAAGCGTTACGCGCAAAGCACAAGGGTGGGGAATACGACGGTTACCCGATGCCTCCTCAGAAAGCTGACGTGGAAGGAGGGGGTAAGTTCGCCAATCGCGCCGACGATTTCATCACCATTCACCGCTACACGAACCATCCTACAGAAAATAACTTCACTCATTTCCACGTGCGCAAGATCAAAGACACTCAGACCGGAGGCCGTCCTACGATTGTTGATGATCCAGTTAAGCTGCGAACCATGAAAGGTTATTTCGGATTGTTTGATGAAGAAGGAAATTCTCCCTTGGTAAATGTTCATTTACCGAAAATTGTAAATACTCCCGTAGCTCCTACAACAATACCAGCAAAGAATTTTTATGAACCCGAAAAGTCGGATGATTCCGAACTGCCATTCTGATGATACTGATAAAAACTGATTTGTGATGGGTGCACAGGAAGTTTGGACACCTGAACAGCTGAAAGCGTGGGCAGCAACCAGGAAAGATCCCGTGGGCGATACTTCAGGAAAACAGCCTGGTCGCGGCCACACTCAAGCAGGTGGCAATTCCTGCAAGGATGAACTCTCCGGGCTTATCTTCCATGTGTTGAAGCTCACTCCTCAAACCGAATTGCAATTCGCCAAACCTCGGAAGTTTCGTTTTGATTTTGCTTTCCCGGAAATGAAGCTGGCTATCGAGTACGAAGGAATGTTCTCAGAAAAATCCGGTCACACATCAATCGCAGGTTATTCGGATAATTGCCAGAAGTATAACCTGGCACTGAAACTTGGCTGGCGAGTGCTGCGATACACGGCGCTGAATTACAAAGAAGTTTTGATTGATCTTCCGCTGTTGATGAACAAGTGAAAATTTCACAACAAACATTGCTTTTTTCAAAAATATTTAATTATACATTGGGCGCGTTCACTCACCAATGGAAATTTCCCGCAAACAATTAATCGAAGTTAAACTGGCCACATGCCGCACCTGCCCACATTACAACAGATGGGTCGGCACCTGCGGCACTCCGGTAATTGGTTCGTTAATACAAACCGATTCAGTCGCGGCGCAGCTTTGCGGGTGCAACATGCGGATTAAGCTCGGACTATATCCGGAATCGGTATGTCCGGTAAACAGGTTTACAGCTACAGGAAAATGAAGAAAGCTGCTAAAAAAGTTTCGAAACCCAAGGCGAGGAAATTCACACCCAAGCAACTGCGGTTCTGTCAGGAATATATCATTGATCAAAATGCTACAGCAGCCGCACTACGTGCTGGATTTTCAAAGAACGGGGTAACTTCAACCGCTTTCAACCTGATGCAGTTTGATCATGTGAAAAAGAAAATCGCGGAGCTGCAAAGCAAAACTGCAACCAGGCTGGAAATAACCGTTGAGGGAATTGCAAAAGAATATCAGCAGATCGTTGAAGCGAACATTGTGGATTTTCTGGATGAGGATGGAGGAATTACAAACCTGAAAAAACTTCCACGTGAAATCACAGCTGCGATCGAATCGATAAAGGTTTCTTCCTACTTCGACAAAAAGGAAAATCGGGTTGTGAACGTGATGACCTTCAAACTTCATAATAAAAACCAGGCATTGGAAGCTCTGGCAAAACATCTTGGATTCTTCGAACGTGATAACAAACAGAAATCAGAAATCGCTCTGAAAGGATTCTCCTGGGAAACGCTGCTTCAAAACCATAAATCATCAACGTGATACAATTCTCAAAGACATATCACGACATCTTCGATGTATTCCTGCCATCAGGAAAACGAATCTGTTTGAACCAGGGTGGTACCCGTTCAGGGAAAACTTTCTCAACGGAACAGGCGCTGATTGAGACTGCAATCCGTGGAGCGGCGCTGGACATGGAAGGACTGGTGGTAAGTACGGTACGTAAAACATTCCCTGCACTACGCGCATCATCATACCGGGATTTTGTGACTATCCTAAAGCGGATCAACATGTACAACGTGAAGGATCACAACCGGTCTGATCACGAGTACCACCTCGGCAACTCACTGTTTGAATTCTTCTCCGTTGATCAATCTGAAAAAGTTAAAGGCCGTGAGCGCGATATCCTCTACGTGAACGAGGTGAATGAACTTACAATGGAAGATTGGCGCCAGCTGTTACTTCGGACCAAGGGAAAGATCATTGCTGACTTCAACCCTTCAGATGAAATACACTGGATTTACGATGAGATCATGACTCGTGAAGACTGCATAACATTCATCACTACGTACAAGGATAATCCACACCTGCCACCGGAACTGATCGCGGAGATCGAGCGGTATGAAGATATTGATGAGAATTACTGGAACGTGTACGGACTCGGCCTGCGTGGTGTTTCCGGTACCACCGTTTACAGAAACTGGCAGCTTGTAGATTCAATTCCTGATGGTGGTGAGCGGCACTTCGGTTTGGACTTCGGATTCAACAATCCTTCCTCGCTGATCCTTGTGGTGAAACGCGATGAAGGAATTTACCTGGACGAGTGGCTGTATGAATCCTACCTGACCACTCCGGATCTAATCCGCAAGATGAAAGAAATGTCGATCGGTAAAACGCCGGTAAAGTGTGACCATGAACTGGACCGGATCGAAGAGTTGAAACGTGCCGGCTTCAATGCTTCACCAGGTAAGAAGGACGTGAAGGAAGGAATCGACAAACTCAAATCGGTTAAGGTGTTTCTCACTAAGCGATCTGTGAACCTGGATAAGGAGCGCAAAACCTACAAGTGGAAAGTGGATTCATCCGGCCGTGTTCTGGATGAACCGGTGAAGCTGCATGATCACGCAATGGATGCCTCACGGTACGGAGCATACGAATTGATCAAGGATAGAAAAATTGTTGCCCGTCCTGCACAGCTAGTTTAAAATGGCAATCGAAAAAGTAAAATACATCTGCTACCTGGTAAGCAAAAAGGCTGGTGTGCAAACCATCGGAGTGGTCAGAGAAACAGAAACTATGATGCACGTTCATTTCCTTACCCGCAATTGCACCAGCGAGGTAATACCTTACCGGGTGGATGGGGAAGCATCTATGCACAAGGTATCATTCCAAGTGAAAAATTACGAGGCCGCTTTCTCTGAAAAAGAAGCTGTTGAAATACAACAACAGGTTTTTGAAGATAGCCAAAAAATGAGTAAATTACTTGCTGATGATTGAAATAAAAAATTAGCATGAAGCAGAACAAAGTAATGGGAATCAAAAAGGAGTATGCAGTGTTGTGGACCAACATTGCCGACCGGATCATGTACGATCACATGCGTGTGGTTGATGCACAGAAGTTCTTGAAACAAGCCCTTGCAGACGGCAGGGCAAAACTCATGAAAGTATTATGATGGTATCAAAATCAATATTCAGCTTGCTGCGTTCGCTCTGGTACAAGATGCGCTGGCACACCAAGGAAAAGTATGTTGCTGAACAAACCATGCGCACGCACCTGAAAGCAATGATGAAAGGTGGCACGATGCACGAACTTGGTGGACGGCTCCGTTTGAGGCAGCAGCTGGGAAAGATGAAGCACGAACGCAAAACCAAAATGACAGTTCAGAAATGATCCCATTAACCATCACCGAAAAGAAAGGTAAGAAAACCACTGAGCGCACGATCCTGATTCCCTGCCTGTGGAGTGAGGTCACCCTGGGGCAGTTCATGTACATCGTGCAGGAAAAGGAGCTCGACGCGGTGAAACTGCTTGCGTGCCTATCCGGTTTATCGGAAGAATACCTGATGAATGTTCCTGCGTCTTCACTGAGCGTTGCAGCGAACTATGTTTTCTTCATGAAAGAAGTTCCGGACTTCACCTCGTGGAAGCTGCCTGAAAAGATCACCATCGACGGAGTTGTGTGCAATGTCCCCAAAGATATCCGTACCGAAACATTCGGACAAAAGATTTACCTGCATGAGGAAATGAACCGTGTGATAACGGCTGAGAAAAAGAACATCGATGCCATGCCGTATGCGCTTGCAACGTATTTCTACACGCAACTCACCGGTGATAAGAAATACACGCATGACAAAGTTATGAGCATCATTCCCCGGGTTATGAACACCCTTGCAATGGAAGCGGTGCCAGTAGCTAATTTTTTTTTGATCAATTGGGTCAAATCTGTGGGGAGGAAAAATTATCGCTCACTCTTGAGCCAACTCAGGAGGAAAAGCATGCAGGAATTGATAACCTCGATCAGTACGGAATTGCAAACACCATCGATGCACTTGCACAGGGCAATGTCTTAAAGTGGGATGATGTGCTTTACACTCCGTATTCGGATGTGTTTGTAAAGCTGATGATGAATAAAACACACACTGAAATCCGCAGAAGGATTGCAGCAAAACAAAAATCAGATCTGGAAGCGGCAAATAAGATAACCAGGTATAAATAAAAAATCATGGAAAAAGAAACGGTTAATTTATGGGTTGGAGTGATCGCTGTCATATCAACGTTGCTCGTTGCCGGGTACTGCATTTATAAAATTGTTTGTTGGATAATTTAATAACAAGCCATGCCCACTCAGGAAATACAAACCCAAACATACGGACAGCTGAAGCTGCTGAATATTATTCGCAGCATCACTAACAGCATCGGAGAAAACCTTCCATTCGGTCACGGCATGCGTAGTTACGCAAACTTGGAAAGAAGGACAGGAATTCTGGAAAATGAAAAGCAGTTTCCGCGTGCGTACCTGTACCCTGTTTCCCTGGATGAAAAGTTTGATATCGCCGGTCAGCTTGATACCACCTACATCTGCACGATGGATTTTCTGACCCAATGCAAACTGAAAGATGATGAATCGGTAATTGAAACGGCGCTGACAGAAATGTTCCGGCTGTCGAGTGAGTTCCTGATTAAACTGAACGAACATCCCGATCGCCGCCAACTGGAAAACATTACACGCGAACCGAATTACTTTGTTTTCGATGCCAACCTGTGCGGATGGGTACTTCACTTTGAAATTAAAATCCACGAACCCAACATCTGCTGATGGCAATACTGCTTCACACTCGCCGGTTACTGGAAACATTCGGCACCAATGCTGTAAAGCAAATGGCAAAGAATGCAGCGCAGTATTCGGCAACGGGTAAAATGGCAAAGTCATTCCGGCACCAGGTGCATGGTGAAGGACTGACCATTTACGGAATCGATTACTTGCAGTGGGCAGAAACTGGACGTGGAAAAACAAGGCGCGCAGGTGTACCAGGAGAACCAACGTTGCGGGAAACACTGATCGGATGGCTGAAGATAAAAAGCATTCCACTGTGGCGCGATAAAAAGGGCAGGTTCATTCCACGTGCAACACAGGCGTTTCTGATTGCCCGTAAGATCCATCAATCGGGTACGCTCCTTTTCCGGACCAAAGGATTCCGTGACATCTATACATCGGTGATCAATGACAAGTCCGTTAATAAATTAATTGAATCCGTCCAGGTAGATTACGTAACACGCACCACCAGCGATATCATCAGTACACTCAACCAAATGTTTGAAAAGCAAAAAGCAGCATGATGAAATTTATTAAACTTCATAGGGTGGAATATAACCAAAAGGGAGAATTCGATATGCTTATTGACATTGGTCAGATAAAATTTGCCTGTCGTAAAAGCAAGGGAAAATATTGTCCTTATGAAGTAACAGAGATAATAACGCATTCAACCGAATCATTTGATGTTAAGGAAACCCCAACAGAAATCGAAAGACTAATTAAAAAATCCCAGGCACTGTCATGAGCATTGTTACTATAGGAACGCCGGCAGTAGAGCATTCAACGACCAACATCAGCAAATGGAGCGCGGTTCATAACGAAGTTTGTTACCGGTTTCGCCGTCAGGATTATTCTGTCCTGGGTGGTACAGCTGGATCAGGAGGGCTACTTCGTCTTCAACTGCTGATTGATCAAACGGATGATCTTTCCATTGGCGACACGCTGTACTTATCCAGCATCGATCGGACCGTTATTGTATCGCAGATTACAGATGCGTTTCCTTTCCGGTTCGTTGATGTGGATGTAATGCTTGCGGCATATCCGGCAGGATCCGGAGCGGGGTGGGCTAACAATCATACGGCGCGAAAGAACTTTTTTATCGAAGCAAACATTCATGTATTCAACTATCAAACTTCCCTTAATGAAATTGCAGGTACGGTAAGACTGTACCCGAACAAACAGGGAGTTGCAAAGCTGATCATTGGACCCTGGCTTGAAAAATTCCTCACACGGAAAAACTTATTTGGTTACGCTTCCCAGTATTACAACGATAAGGAAGCATGGGTAAAGTTCTATTTCTCGCACCGGTCCGTGTGGCGCGGTTATGAATCGGAATCGTTTTATGAAGATCGGGTTAATCCATATCTGGGAGCGAACATCGTAACCAATTCCACATTCCTTACCGCGAACGGATCCTCCGGATGGGATTTGACCAACATGCTGTGGAGAACTTCCGAAGACGTGGAAAAGAAGCACGGCAATATTCTAGAAGTACTATTGCCAGGTGTGTTAAAACCGGAAGCATCACTCCTTCCGACATATCCCACCGTAGCCGGCACCACATACCGGATAAAATTCAAGATCCTGGATGCAAAGACAACCGGCCATGCAGTTGGTACCACAATAAATTTCCGGTTCGGACTGGGTACAGCTGGGACCTCCGTCAATGAAATTGTTGGGCTGAATGGTATTTATCAATTTGATATGGTTGCGCCGTTTAATAATTCCTATCCCCAGTTTGATACTGATTCAGGTTATTGGGGAGCCATGGATAATATCTCCGTTCAGGAACTGTTCAGCGATGAATTGACCAACCCTCCACGATATTACTACGTAAATAAAGCTGCGCGTCAGCTGCAGAACGTTTACGGTTCCAACCAGGCAGAACACGTTACCTTTTACGACACGATCGCAGACGCAGCGAAAAGGGCAAAATTCATAAGCGATTTTGTTCAGCCTACCTGGTTCGCAGGGTACCCGTTTGATATTGCCATCCTCCTGGATGAATCACTGAAGAATGTTGAGATTACCCGCAAGGAGGATCTTCGAGATATCAACAGTTCTTCCACTTCCATAAACAGCACTGTTTTAACTCCGGCCATCGATACCGGCGAACACCGGCTGATGCTTACCGGAGGATTCGCTTCCACAGTCAAATCCCTTGACCTGTGGCTGGAAGTGGGTGCAGCTGGGGATGAGTTGTACGTTGATGATGAATATGTCGATGATGATTATGTTGAAGCAATCGAAGGACCGAGTGCAGAATCAGGAGAAGTAACCGAGCGGCGCAGGATCCGGATTAACCAATCCTGCTTTGACAATCATGTTTACCTGGCATGGAAAGGAGTTTACGGAGGTTGGAATTATTACCTGTTTACCCGCCAGCAGACGTACGGCGTAGAAATTAAAAATGCGCAAGTTGCTTTTCCTTATGTGCCGGATCTGAATGTGGAGGAAAATAAATTCCTGATGTCCAATGACAGCGAACCGTTCATCACACTGGGGGCAAATAACATCGATCGCAATGATGTGACGGGATTAATGCGCATGCTGGAATCCGAACGGGTGACCATGTACATGGGGCTGGATTCGAACAACGCTCCCATCTGGCAGACCGTGATTGTTAAAACCGGATCATTTAAAGTTTACGATTCCAAAGACAAGCGTCACGACATTGAATTCACTATTGAGCAACCTTCCCGATACACGCACAGGGCATGAGCGATACCGTACTGTACATTGATGATGTTGCTGTTGATCTTGGTAAGGACACTGTTATTGGTATCACCAAACAGGTAAACAATATTGCGGAGCTGAAGGACCGCCAGGCAGATTATTCCACACAGTTTAAATTACCCGCAACCCGTACCAACCGGGAAATCATTAACGGCGCTAATATATTTCAGTCTTCCACCCGTACACAATACCGGAGATTGCCGGCGCGACTAATTCAGAACGGCGCAGAAACATTAGGATATCTTGTAATTTCTTCCGCTTCTGATGACAGCTTTGAATCGGTATTCTATTCCGGGAACCTGAATTTCTTTTCCGTTATCCAGGGGAAAAAATTAACGGACCTGGATCTGTCTTCAGCTGAACACGCCTGGACCTGCCCGAATGTATTTGCATCACGACTTCACCAGTGGAACGTTGGTGGTTATATTTATCCGGTCGTTGATACGGTGAATGATGGTATCGAGTTTAATTATGTCGATACAGAAATAGATTTCCGCTGGCTGACTCCATGGCTGTTTGTGAAATTCATCTTCGCGAAAATATTCGAGGAAGCCGGATTCACTTTCGAAGGAGCATTTCTTTCCTCGCACCGGTTTGAGAATCTGATCACGCCGCTGGTGACCAATAAGGAAAGGATCATTTCGCCTATTGGATCAGGTTATGAAATAGCTGCAACTGCTTACTCATGGCCGGATGATGATATCGACAAGGATTATGGGTACATAAAATTTTCCACAACAGTTACCGATCCACTTCTGCAAAATCAGATGTTCACGCATTCCGGTGTTGATTCTCCTACCAGGGGATTCCGTCCAGCGGTAAGCGGCACCTTTTCGTTTGATCTATTTCTGGATATCAACGTTCCCGAATTATTTATTGACCGGGTGGAAATTCAGATCCATGATGCGACTGTGGGATCAGAAGCGTTCTTGAGAACAGTTACAACATATACTCCCGGCAATTCCTTGTCTGTGATTAATGCTGTCGTCCATGTGAATGATATTGCGCTAACAACGGATGAAGTAGTAATTGCAAAAATATTTATCAGTGACGACTATCCTTTATCCGGTGGATCAGTTGTGCCGAATCTTGTAAACTTCAACGCCGGCACCAGGCTGTTATTGACCCAGTCGGAGCGTGAGGTGATGCTTCCAGGTGACATCTTCAAAATACAGGGTAACCTGTACGACATGACTCAGACGGATTTCATCAAAGGAATCATGCAGCGGTTTTGCCTGACCTGTGACACCGATCCGTATTTGAACAGAGTACGGTTCTATCAGTTTTCAGAAGTGATTAACAATATTCCCAATGCCCGGGATTGGAGCCATAAAATAGCGCAGTCCAGTAAAGTTACTTTCCGGGATAATGCCTACGCACAAAAAAGTATGATGCGCTGGGAGCAGTCGCCTGAATATCCTGAAATCACAGAGTGGGGAGATAGCAGCTTCAACATTGACGATGAGGTTCTGGAACTTCAGAAGGATGTACTCTCACTTCAATTTATCAGCAGCAAAAGAGTGATCCGGTTGTATGGCCGTTATATTCCATGCGTGGTTTTTCATGACGTAGAAAACCCTGAATTCGGAAAGTGGACGGAGAATCCTGGACCGAGAATGCTGATACTGGACCGGGAAAGCGCCACGACTCCAATAACATTACTGGATCCATTCTTTTCAACGCCGCAAACTTTTGTGACCGATATCCCCATGGCTTATTTCAAACACGACACTCTGAACGATCTTACCTGGGAAGATGGTATTGAAACGGATTATGCGGATCTGATAAGAGTTCTGCAGCTGTATAAAAAAACCACCGAACAATTTTATTTAAAGTCAACTGATGTGCACAGTTTTGATTTCAGCATTCCGGTTTACATTGAAAAGTATGCGAGTTATTTCTATGTAAACAAGATTTCAAATTTCGTTGAAGGTAAGGTAACAACCGTGGAATTAATAAAGTTAAACTGATGGCAAAGAAAAACGAAATCATAATTGTTGATCTGAAAGTGAATGTCGATGACATCACTACCAAAATGGGTACAGCCCGCGAGGAAGTGATCAGGCTTCAGACTGCAAACAAGGAACTGAAAAAGTCAATTGATGAAGCCCTTGCCAATAAGAATGATGCACAGGTTGCCAATCTCACCAAGCAGTTATCTTCAAATGAAGCTCAGGTAAAAACACTGAACACCGAGATCCGTCAGTATCAATCCACGATTCAAAAAACCAGCCAGCTCAATAAAGCATCAGAAGGATCTTACGAACAATTGCTGCGTCAGTATGAACTGGCTTCCGTGGCGCTAAAAACATTGGAAGGTCAGCAGACCCGCAACGCCGATGGAACCGTTGTGCTTTCGAAAGAATATGAAGAATCGGCTGCGAAAGTAAAGCAGCTGAAGGATGGCGTAGATTCATTCAATAAAGGAATCGGCGACGGACGTTCATCAGTAGGTCTGTACGCACAAGGAATCAAGGAGGCGTTTGCCGATACCGGTTTATTTTCCGAACAAATAAAATTATTCGGTCCGCTCTTCAACGTTGCTAAAGGCGGCGCTGATCTTTTTAAAAATGGAATAAAGGGAGTCGGGGTTGCCATGACATCGACAGGCATACCCCTGTTTGCACAGGCGCTTCAATTGCTGGCGGGATTGTTCGGTAAGAATGAAGCAGCTTCTGAAAAGTTTGAACAGGTTATGGCCGCAATCGGCGCAATTTTCAATACTATCATTGGAACGGTTATCAATTTAGGGAAGCAGATATTCGGCGCCATTTCAGAGCCTCGTAAAATATGGGAGGCATTCGGAAATTATATCAACGGAACTTTCATCCAGTATTTCAAATCACTGGGTAATGTCATTGCTGGAATCTTCACACTGGACTTCGACCGGGTAAAAGAAGGATTTAAGGGAGCTGGTGAAGCGGTGCTGAATGTGTATAAACCTGCCGTGACTCTTGCAAAAGGTTACAAGGACATGGCTGTAACGGCTTTTGAAGCTGCGAAGGCTGCGGTTGAATTAACAAAGCGAACACAGGATTTGGAAGACCGGGAACGTGCATTTCAAAATGAAGCAACGGCTACCAAATTAAAAATTGATGAACTAATAAAATCAGCCAGGGAGCGAGCAGGATCAGAAGAAGAACGAATCCGGTTACTGGATGAAGCGGCAGCTCTGGAAAAGAAATTACTCGACGAAGAAGTTTCCATTGCAAAGGAACGACTGGATATTATTACAGCGCAAAACGAACTTCTCAAGACGCAGGGACTGCTCAAGGATGATGATGATCAGAAGCGCGTTGATGCCGCTAACAAACTATTGGAGCTGCAAGGACAATCTGCAATCAAGCAGCAGGAAATTGAAAACCGGAAAACGTTACTTATTAACGAGTTGAATAAAAAAGAAATTCAGAACCGGATCGATACTCTGAATGCGAAACTTGCCATTGAGGAAGCCAGTGGCCGGAGCAGCATCGCTCTTCAGAAACAAATTGCTGATGAGGAAAGGAAGATTCTGCTTGAAGATGCAAAGGATAATAAACTAAAACAGGAACAGATTGAACTGGATTACCAGGCGAAACTAATTTCCATAAATAAAAAAGCTGCTGCCGATCGTAAAGCAATCCGGGAGCAGACTGAAAATATTGAACTCTCTTTTATCCGTGATCAGAACACCAGGGAGCTGGCACAGATAGCACTTGAATTCCAGAGAAAAGTTGATCTGCTAAAAGGGAATTTCACAGAGGAAGCAGCCCTGCGTGAAGCTCTTGAAATTGAAATGCAGAATAAGATTCGCGCCGTTCAGGAGCGAATCGAAGATGAAGCCAGAGCGAAGAAGATCCAGCGGATTGAGGAAAATTCCGACATCGAACTTAAAGCGATCGAGGCTGATTTCCAAAGACAGGAACAGGCTCTTCAAGTTGCGGCTTCCAAACGGTTGATCAAAGAAGATGAACTTGCTGAACAGCTACTTCAATTAAAATTCCAGCGAGCTCAGCGTGAACTGGATGCAGTCAAAGAAATTGAAGCGCAGAAAATCCTTGCACTTGAAACTTCCTTCCTGAAAGAAAATGCCCTGAATCAGCAAAAGTATGACCAGGGAATAATTTCACAGGAAGAGTTTTACAAAACACAAACCGACATTGCCGTTAAGTATTCTGAACTGGCGCTGGCGCAGCAGAAGGCATCGAACGAAGCGGTATTAACTGCAACTGCTGAGGTCACTGCGGCCAGAACAGAAATTATCATCAATGGTAACCAGCAGATTTTCGAAAATGAACAGGCTCTTGCAAACGAACGAGCCCGGCTGCAATCGGAAGTGTCGAAAGCGATCACAGCTTCTTTCGCTACTGTTAATGAGGTACTGGCAAAGGATGAGGCCAGTAAAAAGAAAAATGCAGACCTATTAAAAACACTCGCTGTTGCACAGGTGCTAATCAATTTATACACGGAGGTTTCCGGTTACTGGGCTGGCGTTGGTAAGGATGCTGCAATTTATGGTAACCTGTACACTGAAGCGGTATCGGTTGGTATTGCCTCACTGAATTCAACACTGGCAGGAATTCGCGCAGGACTTGCTCTTTCGAACATCAACAAAGCATTTGCAACAGGAGGTCACACCGGCAAGGGAATAAATTTCATTGATGAAACGGGAGAGCCTGTTGCGGGTATTGTGCATGCTGACGAGTGGATAGCTCCCAAATGGATGGTGAAAAATCCGATTGTCTCACCGGTGATTCATTCCCTGGAAGAAATGCGAAAAACAGGTAAGGCCGTTCCGTTTGCTGATGGCGGGTTTTCTTCCAGTGTTGTAAGCAACATCATCACCACGCAAACTCAGAACTTCATGTCAGCAGAAGAGATCCTGAAGAAAGTTCAGATCGTTGCCGTAGCCGCAGAAGTTACAGAGAAACAAATTCAAACTACCATCGTAGAGCAAACCGCAAACGTATGATGCACGAAAAAATAAAAGAGGAAATCGATAATGGGAATCTAAAATTTTTCATGAAACACGGCGCGATGCATCCGAACATCCTTTTCTATTATGATGTTTTCAATAAAGTGGAGTCTTTAAAATCCAGCGGTATGGGTGTCCGTCAGGCTGTTATTCAAGTTTCCATTTCCTGCAATGTTTCCTATACCACCATTTACAAGGCTATTAAACTCATGCGAGCAACGTAATTGTTTCGTTACTCTTTTCTGTGCTTCGTGTTTTCCTTTAGCATGCTTCCCATTTTCGTTGAGCAGTTTTAGAAATTAATATATTCTCATTTGCCGGAAATTATTTGTCCGGTGATTAAAGCTCAGGTAAAAAATGCAGATGCAAATGTTAAGCACGTATATATCTACGGCGACATCTGCAATGAGCAATCCCCTTATGCTGCTGAATACGGAATCGTTTCGCTTTCCGGAGTTTTAAAGCAGCTTCAGTCCGGGGACCAGGACTTCACAGAAATTCATGTACACATACACACTCGAGGCGGCGACGTTGTCGAGGGCTTTGCTATACATGATCTTCTGGTAAACACTGCAAAGAAGGTCACCACGATCATCGAAGGCTTATGCGCCTCCATTGGAACCGTAATTTCTTTGGCTGGCTCAGTCCGTAAGATGAATAAGAATTCAGACTTCTTCATTCACAATCCATGGGGAGAGCCATGGAGCATGTCCGGATTTACGGCTGATGATTACGAACAGCGCGCTGAAGAAATCCGGCAAGCCGAAAATAAGATCCTCGATTTCTATGTAGCAAAAACTGGCGCAGACCGCGACACACTTGCTACCATGATGAAGGAGCAAACCACACTGACAGCTGATTCCGCTCTGGAATTTAAGTTCATCACGGAGATTGTCGAAACAGTAAATGCATACGCATCACTTGGCATTTCGCAAAAACAAAATACTGACATGAAAAACAAAAACAAAGCCGCGTCACTTCTGGCAAGGGCAATGAAATTTTTGAAAGGTGAAGATGTAAAAAACCTTGACCTGACCAAAAAGGACGGGACGCAGATAGTAGTTGATACCGATGAATCAACTCCCGCAGTCGGTGACGCTGTGACTGTTAACGGAGAACCCATTGCGGACGGCGATCATTTGATGTCGGATGATTCCACCATCGTTACCGCAGGTGGAACGATTGCAGAAATAAAACCTGCTGAAGCTCCTGCGGACACGACCACAACCACGGAAACAACAACAGCCGATACTGCAACAGCTGATACAGCTGCACTTCAGGCGCAGATCGATGCGCTTACAGCACAGATCGCTGAGATCAATGCAAGAAACACAGCTCTTGCTGCAGAAGCCGAAGCACACAGACTTGAAAATGTAGAGCTGACCAACCAAGCTGCTGCATTCTTAGCTCAGGCAAAAAGGATTTCATCCACGTTCACACCAAAGCAGCGTGAGTTCATGACATCCACCACCGAAAACAAAAAGGTATCGGAAGGTAATGTCGATGTTGCTGCGGCGGTTGAGCGCAGAAAAAAATTGTTAGCAGAAAAAGCAGGAAAATAAATCAACTCTAAAAACATCACCATAATAACATGAAAAAAATATTTGCACTCGCAGCACTCGCATCGGTACTCCTGGTAGTAACCACCACACAGGCGCAGGTGCGCAATGTGAAAAACACAAAGTATGTCGCAAACACAGACGCAGCAGGAGCTGACACCATTCAGATCACTCCATCTGAATATGTGACTGTTATAAAGCACACCCTGACCGATTCGGTTCATTACAAAATCAAATCAACAGGTCAGGCTGTATTCGGTGACGAAATAGTTTTTGTCATCAATAACACTTCAGGAGGAACCAAATTCAAAACTATTCCTGCAACAGCCGGATTTCAAATTACCGGAGCTGATAGTGTAATAACTGTTACTGCAAGCAAGTCCGCTATCATGACATTCATTTATAACGGGACTGCATTCGTTGAAAAATCCAAAATAGTACAATAAAAAACCACTCTATAAAAAAACCGAAACACCTTAAAACGACATGAAAAGCACTAAAATTATTCTCACATTATCGGCAGCGTTGGTTGTAGCATTTGCAGCCGGGATGTTTGCTGTCGCAACAGGACTTCCCTTTGGAGTGGTTGCACTTGGATTCCTTGGTGTATCCTACATGATTGGAAAGGGCATGGCCTTCGCAGGAATCGTCGCCTTTGATATCATAACCGGTACACCTATTACATTCAACGGAAAGGAAGCCCGAGAAGGAATTATCGAACCTGCATACGACTCACCTGAAATTGCAGAGTTCCTTACCATCGTTAACGACATCGTAGCTAAAGAGCAGATCGCTTTCTTAGGACGCATCAGCAAGATCACGAAAGTGGATGCTGGTTGCGGAACAGGTGCGGTAAATGTTGCTCCTGCAATCACTGCAAAATACTGGGAACCGGTTGCTGTAAAAGCGTGGCTCACTCAGTGTGCAGATGATCTGGAAAGAACTTTTTATGTATGGGGATTATCTAAAGGCATTAAAAGAAAAGATTTAACCTCTGGTGATTTCATCGACTACGCGATGGAGATCATGACCACTGCTGTGAAAGAAGATGCACTGAGGTTTATCTGGTTCGGTGACACTTCAGTCGACACTATCTTGAACGGTTCCTTCCTGAATTCTGCCGGCGACATTCCTTTCTACAACGCCATCAACGGTTTCTGGAAACAGATATTCACAGCCGTTACAGGATCAACCATGACCCGTTTCACCATCACCGCTAACGCAGGAGCAACATACGTACTTCAGGCACTTGCTGCAGGAGCATCGGTAACTATTCTGCGTGCGCTTGATGAACAAGCTGATCCACGGCTGAAGGCTGACCCGAATAAATTCTACCTGGTAACAAGGACCATCCTTGAAAATTACATGACTTACCTGGAAAGCCAGGGACAGGAAGCCTCGTTTGAAAAACTGGAAAACGGTACCAAGATATTTAAGTTCCGTGGCATTCCTATTTACCCGATTGACTTCTGGGATCGCCAGATCAATGCAGATATGAACGATGGTACTGCACGGGTTCTTCCTCACAGGGCATTGCTAATGACTAAAGCAAATCTGATGGTGGGTATGGATGCATCCAGTGCCGTCACAGACGCGAAAGTATTCCTTGACGATGTGACTGAAA